AAATCATATAAAAGCCCTTTGTAAACCATTTCCTTGATATCTTCAATGGCTTCTTCTGTATTTATATTTTTAGCTCTTACATGTTTTAATATAAGTCTTTTAACTGATTTAGAGGCAAACGCATTTTTCTTTTTAAGAATAGTATCATAGTGCGCTTTGTGCTTGTCCTCTCCTAAGCATTCAAAAATCAAATGTACAATTTCACCTTTTAAAGCTCCTTCGTTAGTTTTGTCAGGTAGCTTAAGATGATATTTGGCCCAATAAAGCCATGAACATGACTTTAATGTTTTGATTTTACTGGCTGATAGTGTCTCTTTCGGCATTTAATTGTTCGATATAATTTTTAAGTAACATTATCTTTTTGCCTGCGCTATTAGATTTATTATTATACAAATATTTTTTGATATATTCAATTTGGGCGATTTTATTTATTTGCTTATTCTGCCACTTTTCAATCTCCATATTGTTTTCAAGCATTTCTCCGAAATCTTTCATTAAAGGCAACTTGATTTCAATTTTACCGATATCAAAAGATTCAATAAGCTTCAAATATATTTTTATTGCAGCTTCTAATCCCCTGTTTGATTCTTTGGCTTTGTCATTGTTGGTTGCAATGATGATTCTATCTAGAGATAGAGAACTTAAAAAGGCCATTTGTTTAGAACTTATTTCAAGTCCAAAAACAACTAAATGATTCAACATTCCTTGTTCAGTCAATGCTAAACTATCTCCTATTCCTTCCACTAAAATAATCTCTTTCTTGTTCTCGACGGCTTCCAAAAAGATATCATTTTTATTATGCGGTAAATAGATAGGATAAATCCAGTTTCCTTTTCTGCCTATATGTTTCCATTTAGGAAACGTTGAAACATCTTTCCATAGCAAATGTCTGCCGCTAATTCCGATCACTTTTTTATTATGATCATAAATAGGAAAAACAAATCGTCCATTCATTTTTCCAGACATTGAAAAACCAGATTGATATATCTCTAGAGTTTTATCGCTAATTTTCTTTTTATTGTAAAAAGAATAATGAGGCAATAGAGTTTTAATTTCGTCATGGTCAAAAAATTGATCTATTTCCATTTTCTCTACTGGTTGAACGTTAAATTCTGCATCGGCATCAGATTCGATTAGTTTAAGCAATTCATTAATTTTTCGAATATCTCCATTTGCGCTTAATTCAATTAATCTTTTAAATGGAGAATATCTTGTATTCTTGACAAAATCTTTCCAAATTCCAGTATCTTTCCATATTTGTATAGCAGTTCTGTTATTTCCATCTCGATAAACTGCATTTGTTTGCCAATACTTGCCTCTATCGGTTAAGTTGTAACCGAGTTCCAAAAGTATAGATTCTATTTTTTCTTGATTCATATTAATCTAAATTAGGAACATCGTCGCTTCCATCGTTTGTAAGAGTAGCATTAGCATTAAGATTATCAACGATATCTCTTAAGTCGCCTTTTTCGGTAATGCTGAAATTATGGAAATCTAGATTAACAAAATTTCTTTTCAGACTGCCGTCAGGCATTTTGACTGGATTGATAGCTCCATAAATATCTTTTCCTAAATGCCGCGCTTTAACGTTAATCAATTTATGGGTTCCAAATCCTTTTTCAGTTTGAAGTTCATCTGTTGTTTTATTTCGTAAAATAAACATGTGTGATGAAAACTGAGTAATTCGATCTGAAAGAGAAACAATGCTTTCGTCATCTACTACGTTGGCAGATTGCTTATTATTGACAATGCCCGCTCGATTGGACTGAACAGAAGTCATCATTGAAATGCATGGTCCTTTATCATTAACGATTTCTCTTTGAATGCATTTCTTATATTTATCAACCATTTCACCTACTAATTGCCATTCATTCTTATTAGTTGATGAGCTTTCATATGTTGTTTTAATATAATCAAAACTAAAAATCATAGAATTGCCCCGTCCAACTTCAGAATAATAGAATCTCTTTAGAAGATTAATCTGAGAATCGACATTCATTCCGCCAACATTATAATAAAACAATTTTTGTTTCTTGATTTTATTCCATGTTGTTCGAACTTTATCGACAACTTCTGCTCCAGCTTTTCTCCAATTGCCGCTTTCAAGCAGGTGTAATGGAACTCCAGAAAGAGCAGCGCATTGACGCATTGTTAGTTCTTCTTGGCTCATTTCGCCATTATCGAAATGAAGCACTGGAATGTCATATCTGGAAGCAACCTTCGTAGTAAAATCCAAACAGAACTGTGTTTTACCGACGCCAGATCGAGCGACCACTACGGTGATATTTCCGGGGCGTAATAAAGACCCATATATGTTTTGCAATTTTTCATGGGGGCCAGCAAATCCAAATTCAGTAATAGGATTATTACCGCGTTCTTCGACAAGATCTTCCATTTGATCATATATATTAACTGGTCTATCAATACCAGTTTCATACATATTGATTTGATCATTGTAAATCTGATCTGCTGTTTCAATGATCGTATTGTAATCACTAGATGCAGGCATCGACCGCATCTTTTTGCCAATTTCAGCGCAGCACTGAAATATCTCTCGTCTAATTGTGTGTTTCTTTAACTCTTTAGCAGTACTAACAATGGTATCTTTAGATATCTTTCTTAAAGCCAAAGAATCAATATAATCAGATGGATTAATATTGTCTTCGAAAGAAATACCAAAAGTTTTTACTCTTTGAGCAATTACAATTTCATCGATTTTCTCTCCATTTTCTATTGCTTGCTTTAAAACCTTGAAGATTATTCGGTTGATCTTCGAAGATTCGTTCCAGAAATCTTTTTCAGAAATAAAAGTAGCAATCTCTACAAATTTTTCTGGATACTTAATTAGTGCAGCCAGCAGCTGCATTTCCAGTTCGTAAGAATAAATCATTCCGCACTGACTATATCAGTCTCCAGTGCTGATGTCAATGCCTTCTTCGCTGTTCTCTGCTTCTAGTAAGAATTTTTCTAAAGCTTTACGTAAACCCATTTCTACGATCGAGCTAGCAACTTTTGTATATATAATTGGGCAACCATCTTGCGATACATACGCTAAAATAAAACCTTTTGAAGACTCATCCGACCCAGTAAACTCAAATAACCGATTAAAATAGTTTTCGGGTATTTTAAACTGTTTAAAGTTTTCTGGATCCTTATTGTTTTTCATTTATATTATAATATTACACCTTGACTCTCAAATAGATGCGCATTTATTATATCATGCTCAAATATTGTAACAAGTTTTATTTTATTTATTTCACAAAACTTTTCTTTATTTTGATCTCTTTTTAACTGATCTAAGAAGTTTATTCTATCAGAATGAAAGAATTTCACATATTTTGTATGCTGCCCACCTTGAACTTCTATGGCTATTCTTTTATTAGCGTTATAAAAGTCCAAGGTGAGCCGGGTTCCAACGATTGGAAACTCTTCGAATACAACATTTCCAGTCCAGTAAGTATATAAAAACTTTTTTACTCTTGTTTGGAATTTGCTTCTACTTTCACAACTCCAATCAATTATATAGTTTTTTATATTTTTACATCGCTTTTTTTTATTCGTCAGAGTTAGAAATTCCATCGTCGAAATTTAATAAGTTTTCGCTAATGTAATTAAATAGAAACTTTTTTAGATTTTCATTTTCATTGATTAGTGTTTCGAATTTTGCTGTTCCTTGAATCTTTTCAGGAAAATCAGTAAATCCTGCATCCTTTAATATATTGATAAAATCTTCATCAAAATTGATCCACGCTCCTTTTTGTTCAGCAAAACCCCACATCAATAGAAAATCAAAGATTTCCTTTTCAATCCAATTTGAAGTGCCATTTTTTCGACCATATCGAATTGGATATTTGATGACGGAATTTGTTTTTTCGTTAGGGGATTTCTTGATTGTGACTTTTACTATGTGACCAATATATGGATTCTTATATTCGTCATAGTTAACTTTTTCATCTTGAAGAATCAAGTCTCCCTTGAAACGAGGCTCAAACTCAATGATCCAATTGGCAAAATGCAATAAAGCGTTACCGCCAGTTGCAGTTGTTTGCCGCACTGGAGCTTTACTGTATGGATCAAGCTTAATATCGGCACGAACTTGAGAAATAAATATGCAAATATGTCCTCGCTTTTGCAATGCGATTGACATTCTTTTCATCAAGTCAGCCGCAATTACTGCGC